TCAGCACTAATGCCTCCTAACTCATCACAAGCATGAAGCACCTCATCACATTGATCAGCAGTCATATTCAATTCATCAACTAAGAAGTCGATGTCTGCGAAGAGTTGGTTAGTAGTTGTTCTCATTGGAATGATGGAATGATGGAAGAGTTAATGCTATTGAATTTTGGATTCTCCAGTATAATGTCTCTTACTCTCTCTCGGTCTAAACTATCACCAAAACCCCAAGAATAATGGGTGTACTCAATATCACCCTTCTCAATACGATCCTTGTAGATAAAGAAGGCATTGTAGATGTCTCTCTTCAATAACCCTTCAATAGGGTAGAGTGCGTCATCAGCACCATAGAAACTCCAAACGTAATCAACAAAGTCATTCAACTCTTTAACTGGTCTGTATGCTGGTAACATCAAACTGCCTCCGAAGAAATGAATTGTGGTAGCATAGCATCATCAGTGATTCTATACTTGTTAGTGAGAACATACTCTCTCACTTGATAGTAGAAATGATCCCTTGTGATCACCATCTTTTTCTGAGTATCACCTCTGAAAGATAATACTTTCAATATCTTATCGGAATACACCTTGTTGTTTGCATCTTTCGTTGGATAGAAGTCAACAACCATATTCCCGTCTTTAGAAGAAATTTGCATTGGGTGGTTCCCTTGTTTACTCTTCTATTATAGTGCGTCCAGATCTCTTTTCTTGTGTGTATGTGCCACTTCCTTAGCTGGCACAAACTCTGTCATTTCTTTCAATTTTGTGATAGCATTATGAGCATCCTGTTCGGACTGTGGATCGAAGTCTAACCACATTTGCTCAAGTGACCATACTACAAGGTCATACTCTTCTTCAGTTAATTTCATTTTGATACTCCCATAGAATCAACCATACGATCAACACACTCAGCATAGTCACCATTGGTGTCTATAACACACTGCTCTACTTCTTCTGCCTCACTATCTACAATCTCAAAATCAACCGCAAAAGAGGTCACATTGTCCTGATAGTCTGTAATAGTGATAGGACACTCACTTAACCACTCTTGGAACTGATCATACCTTGACTTTGGTTGTGGATGCAGTTCTTTATATTGTTCTGATAAGTAACTCATTAGTTCAATGCCTCCATTTGTTTGAATACTTTGTAGAGTTCGTGATCATGTAATTTTATACCTGTCACAGTACATTCTGACTCAAGTTCAGATACTTTATAATCTAATAGATCATATAAGACCTCATATTGGTCTTGGGTTAATCGTAACATTCTTGCCATTGGGATTAACCTCCAAATTGATTAAGTTGTTTAGGATACTGTTGAGTTACATTATCAACCAACTCATCAAATAACTCCTCATCATAATTATCAATATCCTCCTTTAAACATTCTATTGAATCTTCATTATGATATGAAATTAGTTGCTCTTTTGCATATTGCACCAAAGTATGAAGATCCATACCATCAACAACTATCTCAACATATTGCTGAGTTAGTTCTTCTCTTTGTGAATCAGTTAGTGTGTCTAAGTTTGGCATTTTAGAGATAGGAAGTAAGTGGATGTAGGGTGTCGGTAGTGTATTCACACTTGTAACCAACTTTCTCATATAGGTGCTTAGGGTCTGTTGCATACCATAAACCGATATGCTCACCTGATAAAACTAAGTACATAGTTTCCTTCATGTTGCAAGATCCCATAGTTGTTGAAATGATTCAATCCATCTTACCTGCTCAGGGGTAAGTTCGGATAAATCCTGCTCATCAGCAGAAACATACGGTAGACCTTGCTTTGTGAGATAGTTCTCATAGGTTTCAACCAAGAGGTCTACTGAATCAAATACTTGCATAGTGTCCTCCTTGTTTACTTTTCTATTATAGTGGTAATGCTGCCTTGCTGCCACTCTTTTGTACCAGTTCTAAAAGTGTCACAGTCATGTGTAAGTAGCAACTAAGATTATTCTAGGATCACTTTCAGGTAACTTGTGATAATGTTCTCCTTCAAATATTATTACATCATCTTCTATTGGATCATGCTCTTCACCCTCAACAAAAGTTGAACCACCTGAATTAGTAAAATATACTAATACATTCTTATGTGGATAGAAATGATCTTCATGTGGAATAGTTAATTGTATTCCACCACTAGGAAAAACCAAATTAAGACACATCCTAAAGAAACATCCTACTCTTATATTATTATAGTCAAATATCTCCATCAACATCTTCTCATAATTCTCCAAGTGTTCAGAACATTGTATAGGATAACGATGTCCATCATTAGGTCTTACTAATAATGAATGTGTTAAATGAGAATTTTCTGTATGATTTGATCTATCATAATGAGGTGTTGCTTCTGGTAATAAAGTTCTCTTAGTATAAAACCAAGGGAAGTTCATATCTACAACCATTTTTTTACAATGATAATAGAGTTCTGTTCGTGGATTCTTTAATTGTATTATATCATTCATTTAACTTCATAATAACTATTTCTTGGATCATCATAGTCCAACCAAGGAGATTCCCACCATTGATGAGACTTCTTCTTGCGTCTGGGTTTATACCCAAACTTTTTCATAACCTTATCATATATCATTTCTTATTCCTAAAGTATGATAATAAATCTGCTGAAGTATCACTAGGTATGGTTGTAATCAATATTCTATCTGCTATCTCCATAATCAAGTCAGAAGATAGATCACCACCAAATGAACAAGTTCCATCCTCATTCTTGTTACCTAACTTCTCACATAATGCGTCACCTATGACCTCAAGGTAGAAGTCTCTTAAACGCTCATCCTCATTAATGTAGTCAATAACATCACTTACAAGTGTGTCTGCAAGTTTGTTGATTGTGCTTTCAGATAGTTGTGACATTTTAAATCAGTTGGATAATGTAATGTTAGCATATCTGGCAGATTCCTCCACCTTTGCTTCGATCTCCTCATATATGTGAGAGAAATCCCATCCTCGTTTGATGTCCTTAGCAATAAACTCTATTTGTTCATCACATATACCTAACTGAAGGTCTGCTATTGCTTCAGTAAGATTAACTGTGAGTGTGATTGGTTCCTTTTCCATTAAACTCTCCCGAATAGTGTTTGGTTAAAATTTGCGTGAGAGAACACCTCTCTATCAACTAATTTATAAGTTCCAATACTGTTCCACATCACATAACCCTCGCCATCAGTCTGTTGTATCTCATCACCATCATAAATGAACGTGGCAAAATCAGCATCGTGAGCAAACTGATTAAGGAAGTCGTGCTTGATAGATTGTATCAACTTCCAGTAACTAATAAGTCCATTATCACCACGAATTTCAACTCCTTCTCTGATGTCTCTATTCAACTCTTTCTTAAGTTCTCTTGCATCCTTAATGCTAATGAAATCAACAAGTTGTGCCATCTGTCTAGCAAACTTGCATCTCTCAATAATATCAGGAGTTACACCAAATTCTACATTAGGAGTAACAAACAAAACTTTATCAGTAGAATCTATAGTATAATCTAATCCACTCGCTACGGCATCCTTAAGCAACCCTGTAGGGGTATCATATACAGTATGAGGTGCAATAATGATCTCTTGGTCTATCACTTCAGGGAAGGAATATACAAGCACATTAGCTTGATAGGTGTGATCACCACCAAATCCTATAAAGTCACCCTGAACAATATCATTAGTGCGTGGTAGATACTCAAAGCAAGCATGAAGGATGTTTGCTACATTACCCTCGTGATTGTTATCAATATCCTCATGTGACTCATTAATCTTAAGTTTTACTTTGTTGAATACACTCTTAGTGCCAACAAAAAAGTTTCCAGTAGCGGGATTCTCTCCCCATACTACTGCTGGAGCTCCGTCTATCTTTAATGATGCCTTAGCACCCTTCATAGAACAGAACCAATCCAGTACCGATAGATCTCCTGTAAGGATAGAATCTTCGGGGTGTTCAATGTGGGTGTTTTTCATATTCTTATTATAACGCTCCAACCAGTCTGTTGGGGAAGTGTTGTGTAGGTTCTTCAACTGTCACACCCTTCACCTCTTTCATATATCTGCGGTATAGAATACCTTCTTCTCTAAATGCTTCAATTTCGTGAGGTTGATTCATATAATCAATATGATGTATGTCCTCACCCTTCCATACAAACTTACCACTCTTCATCTTCAGAGTTCCATGAACCCATTGACGAAGATGCACAAGTTCGTGCAATAATGTCTCTGAATACATCCTAGCATCCATATTAGATTGCATTTGTATTTCAAAGTCTCTTGGGTTATGTGATGTTCCAATCCAATCACAAAATCCCATAGCATCCTCTCTAATCAATCCACGATGGGTGACAGTTACATCAATATGATGTCTGGGTAAGAAAGTATTTAAAAACCAATTGGCAATACTCTCACACCTGCGTTTAGAATAACCGTATCCACTACGATAGATACGACTTTTGTTCCCCAATGTAGTGTCCATAAGAATGATAGAATGAATAGAAGTTTTTCCTTACTGGTCATTTGATTACTCATTTTTCTACACTCCAATCATATTTGTCAATAGATTCTTTACACTCTGGACAAGTTAATCCTGAGAAGTTAAAATGATAAATTGTACGAACTGATTGACATTTAGGGCATTGAAGTTTCTTACCATTTCTACCTGCCCTTGTGTATCTGGTAATAGGTTTGAAATTCATTTTAATGATGATGTGGGTTGTAAACCATTAATACTATCATAGCAGATACAATAGCACAGATGCCGAATAATGTGATAAGATGTAACATTCAATCCTCCTTACAAGTACAAATTTTTTGGAACTCCTCTAATCTTTCAATCAATCGAAGATAGACTTGTTCATCATCAGGGTGGAGATATGGATATGCTCTTAATGCTTTAAGAGCAACATTTATCTCTGGTTTGGTTAGATCTGCAAGCATAGTGATTACCTCATGTAAAGATAACCACCACTCCATCCACAATTACGAGGATCAAGCACATACTCACGATCTCTAATAACTCTTAGATCGTATCTAACGTGCTTTGCTGGTGCTGACCAAGATGCTGCTTTATAAACCTCACCAGTTTTCTTATTCACAAATGCGTGAACTCCACCACTTCTCCACTCTTCTCTACGCTCGTCCCAATCGTTTGAGATGATCTTATAATACTTCTTACCAGTTGTAATGGTAAATCTCATTCCTTTGAATGTACCCTCATTTAACTCATTTAATTGATGTTGTGCGTAGCGTGATAATTCTGCTTTACTACCATCAGGATTGAACATTGCAGCATTATTTTCAATCATTCTTCTATGATACTGCTTGTAATTCTCAGCAAGTGAAAGACATAACTGTCTTGTCCATCCAAGGATTCTGTTTTCAAGATCCGCAACCACTTGCTCTCTTTCTTCTCTTGTAAGAACTGTAGGCATTTGAATCTCCTTTGTTGTGTATGTAATTATTATAATGCCCCCAACAGGAAGTGGGGGCAGTTGTGTGCCAGTTTATAAAGCGGTCTCTTGTACCTCCGCAACATCGTCAAGAACTGCTAGAACATCTGCTGCTGTGTCTGCGTTCTCAAGTAGGAACTCCGCAAAGTTGTAAGAAACTGCGTT